TAAATAAATTAGGAAACGTCAATAGATGTTTCTAACCTTCACGAAGAGGCATCCGCTTGCAGGGTGTCTCTTTTTATACATAAGATTACATGGGAGGTGAATAACATGATAAAGAATCCAAAACATCAAGTTTTTGCTGATGAATGGCTGATTGATATGAATGGTACGAGAGCGTATAAAGTCGCATATCCAAACATAAAAAAAGACACCACAGCAAGAGTAAATGCAAGTAGACTGCTAACAGATGCTAACGTGAAGCAATATATTGATGAACAGCTAGAAAAGATGCAGAACGAAAGAGTTGCAGATGCACAAGAGGTACTAGAGTATCTCACTAGCACCATGCGTGGTGAAAAAATGAAAGGTGTTTATAATACCGAAACAACTAATGATGAAGGGGAAATATTTACGCATCAGAAAAGCTATGAATATACTCCTAGCACTGAGGAGAGGACTAAAGCAGCCGAATTACTTGGTAAACGTCATGCGCTGTTCACTGACAAGCAACAAATAGAAATTACTGAAATGCCAGTATTTGTTGATGATATCGGTGATGATGATGGTTAAGAAAAAACTATCAGAATTATTACCGAAAAAATTTCATTCGGTATGGAGAGCCACTCTTAACTCGGACATACTCAATATTGTTTGTAAGGGTGGACGTGGTTCTGGTAAATCATCAGATATTGCACATATTATTACTCAATTACTTATGAGGTATGCTGTCAATGCGGTTGGCATTCGATATGTTGATAATACATTAGAACAATCAATCTACGAGCAAATGAAGTGGGCGATTGAACAGCAAGGGGTAACGCATCTATTTAAATTTAATAAATCGCCGTTAAGAATCACATACATACCTCGTGGGAATTATATGATTTTCAGAGGTGCCCAAAATCCCGAAAGAATCAAGTCTTTAAAAGATAGTCGGTTCCCATTTGCGATTGGCTGGATTGAGGAGTTAGGCGAGTTTAAAACTGAAGATGAAGTAACGACCATTACCAATTCACTTTTACGTGGTGAATTAGGAAATGGTCTTTTTTATAAATTCTTTTTCAGCTACAACCCGCCAAAACGTCGGCAATCTTGGGTGAACAAAAAATATGAATCTAGTTTCCAACCTGATAATACATTTGTTCATCACTCTACTTATAAAGATAATCCTTTTATTTCGAGAGAATTCTTGAAAGAAGTGGAGGCAGCAAGAGATAGAAATCCTTTGCATGCTAGATGGGAATACGATGGTGAAGCAATCGGTTCTGGAGTCGTTCCATTCAGTAACTTAAAAGTGGAGAAAGGCTGTATAACTGATGAAATGGTTGCTAACTTTGATAATATCAGAAACGGTCTTGACTTCGGTTATGCTACTGATCCATTAGCATTCGTACGATGGCACTACGATAAGAAAAAGAATGGCATCTATGCTGTTGATGAAATTTATGGAGTGAAAATCAGTAATCGTGAGTTTGCCCAAAAGGCGAAAGCAAAAGGTTATCAGTCTGATCGTGTTGCATCGGATTCAGCAGAACCTAAATCCATAGCAGAATTGAACAATGAACACGGAATGAGCCACGTATTTGGGGTTAAAAAAGGCCCCGACTCTGTGCAGTATGGCGAGGAATGGTTGGATGATTTGGATTTTATTTGTATCGACCCACTAAGAACTCCAAATATAGCCAAAGAGTTTGAAAACATTGATTATCAGACGGATAAAGATGGCAATCCTAAGCCAAGGCTTGAAGATAAAGATAACCACACAATCGATGCAACAAGATACGCTTTTAGCGAAGATATGGAGAAAAATAATGTGAGTTTCATTAAATTTTAGGAGGTGGAATGATTGTTCCAAAGTGATTTAACATTAAAAACTTATAAACGAGTACGAACGAAGTTTTCAACGCAAATTGCAGATGGCCTGTTTAATGCAGATGAGTTCATTAAAGATATGAAGCCGTTTTTCGATGATAGAGAACGCAAGTATAAAGCATACACGAGCGAAAAAAATGAAATTGATAGCAGACCTAAACCAGCAACTAAAATTATTAAAGTAAATAACAAATTACACGCAGGACTTTATAATACAGTTGTAGATCAAGCGGCAGATCATTTCACAGGTATTCCCATCAAGTGGGACTACGACATCACAGAACAGAGACGCTCAATTATGCAACGTGCTAAAGATTTGTTTTTGAATAACACATTAAAAAACATCAAAACGCCGAAAGAGTTCGAGCGGCTTACAGAGCTAGTAAACGATATGCGTTTTGCTATGCTCGATTCTGATACAGCTCGGTTTCAAGGAGCTTGTGGCGTTGCTTTTCGTCTGTTAGAGCCTGTTAAAACTGCCGAGGGTTGGCAGATGTGGGCTAGTAACATAGAGCCTTGGAAAGCAGAAAAATACGAAAATGCAGACGTATACATTCGCGAAAAATACGACACTCACCAAAAGAAATTCTTCGAAGAACTAAAAGTCATCACAAAAGAAACAATTTCGACTTATAACAGATATGTCGAAACAGATTTGTTGGACTCTGCAGGAACCTTTAAACTTCTGAGTGAAGAAAAAAATCCACTTGAAACATTTTATCTCTCAGAATTTAAAAACAACACGAATCGTTATTGCGATTTTGAGGTTGCAGAAGAAATTTCTGATGCGTTTGATAGAAGCTTATCCGACCAACAAAACGAAATAGAGCAATTCAAATTAGCGTATATGATGATTAGCGGGTCCCGTCTAGGTGAAGAAGAAGCAAAAGGGATGATGGAACAGCTAGGCATCATTAACTTGCCAGATCCACAAGCTAAAGTTGGCTATGTAACGAAAGATATTAATAAAGATTTCAACGAGTATCATCTAAATCAGCTGAAAAAGCTGTTCTATACAATCACAAAATCGATTGATTTTAACGATGAGGTGTTTAAGTCAAACTCCTCTGGTGAAGCTCGCAAGTGGCAAATCATTGCATTAGAAGCAAAAACAAACACGAAAGAACAGTATTTCAGAGAAGGTTTGAAAGAAGTTGCTGAAACGATGGCCGCTTTTATTAAATTTAACGATAAGTTAGAAGTAGATGTTTCTAAAGTTGTATTTACGTTTAGCCGCAGTTTGCCAACAGACATTGGGTACCTTGCAGATGCATTGCCTAAACTTTCGCCGTTTCTATCTAAACGAACAATTATTAATCAGATTCCCTTTGCTAAAGATCCAGACTATGAAATGGATTTGATGAACTTAGAACAATCTCAAAATTATCCAAGCAGCGACTACGATTTGGACGGTGTGGACAATGCCAAAGAAGCAGACTAGTAGCAATTTAAAATACTGGGAAAAACGGCGCGAGTTAGAAGACAAAGCACGTTTGAAACTAGAGAAGAAAACTCTTAGTGAGCTAGAATCTGTTTTTGAACGTGCTTTAGTTAAAATTCAACGACAGCTATTGTCGCAAGCGGATTTACACGACATCACACAAAGCGAAATGTTAGAAGACTTTAGCAAACGAGACCAAGAAAAGTACCGCAAGTACATTGAGAAAAACTATGAAAAGTTGATGGAGTCTGACGAAGCTTATAAGCAATTCATAGATGAGTATTTTCCATCTTACGATTATGCAAAAGTCAATCGTCTATTACAATTACGAGCAGACATTTTTTCTACTATTGCAAGTGAAGCGATATCCAGTGATGTCAACGGTAAATTTAATAACGACTTAGAAAACATTACAAAACGAATCTACAATTCTAATTCTAATGCGTTGATGCAATTAGTTGGTGGTTCTGCTCATGGATTGTCAAAAAAAGAGCTGGAAAACATTCTGAATTATCCATGGAGCGGAAAAACATTTTCATCTCGCTTGTGGGGCAATATATCAACTCTAGAGCAACGTTTGAGCAATTCCATTATTAATTCATTGGCAAGTGGTGGAGGGGTTGTGGAAGCTCTTAATACGATGAAGAACGATGGTGTTATTAGCGGCATGTTTAAGTTAGAGCAGGGAAAGTTTAATCGATCGATTGAAAATCTTGTTAGAACGGAATATTCCCATTTTGCTGTAGAGGGCATTAGAGAATCATTTAGAGGGGCTAACGTTAAAGAATCAGAAAGTTGGTCTGCAGAAGATGAACGAGTTTGTTCCATTTGTGGTGGATTTCATGGCCAATTAATTAAGAATGAACATCCTCCCTACCACACGTTGTGCAGATGCACAGAAATACCAAGAATTCCAGAAATAAGCGATGATATTGACGCTTTGTATGAAGAAATGTTCGGTAATCTGTTAGACGAATTCGCAAGTGATCAGTGGGGTGTTAAGTTGAATCATCCGAAAGTGTCTATAAAAACTAGTATCTTTGATAAAACAAATATGGCAAAATCAATTGGTGAAGAGAACTATTTGAAGTTTATAGAAAGTTTAGATTCTATAGATAATACTCAAATTAAAGAACTGCTAAATTGTTTAGGGAATCGCTTCAATTTTAAAGACATTTCAGAATCAAAAAGCATTGTTAATGGTAATGATATACAATTATCAAAAGAAGCGTTTGACGGCACTAAAAATAAAACTCAAATGCAAGTAGTATTTCATGAACTGGGTCATGCTATAGATAATATCGGTGTGGAAATGTTAGACAGTGATTTTGATCGCATATCTGTAATGCCAGAATATAAATTAAAAAATGCAATAAAAAAAGATTTATTAAACGTTTTCAATAATGATTTAAAAGAAGCAAATGGAGATAATTATCAACAAGTCAAAAATCTAAAAAAACTTTCTGTTTTTGATCAAAGTGCTATAGTTAGAAAATATAAGAAACTATCTGAAATATCTCCGAAAGCATACTCTGCATTGTCAGATATGATGGAATCCACAGGTGGTTTTATAGATCACCCGTTAGGATTTGGGCACGGAACTAAATACTGGAAAGCATATGGAATGCAAGAAACAGAATTTTTTGCTCATATGACTGAAACCGTTGTTAACAAAGAAGCTAAAAAAATGATGTACGAAGTATTTCCAACAGCATCGAAAATATGGGAAAATATGTTAGATGACATCTTAAAGGCGGTGAAATAAATGTTCAGTTGCGAAGATGGTGCATGGTCTATTATTGATGCTGCAATTAAAAAGTATGAACAACATTTTCATGATGAGTTTCCAATATATGAATATATCGATGTAACAAAGAGTGATGACTTCGATTTTTCTATTCCAGGTGCTAAAAAATTAGCGATACTCATTGATAAGCATATTAAAGAAAATAAATTGGTCCACGTCCCGTCAGATTACCATAGCAGACTTTACTAAGCACTTAAAGGATAACTTTGAGTGCTATTTTTATACCCTAAATTGGAGGTGAGATCATGAAAGGATTATTCGAAGCAGTGTTAACTCTAGATGTTTCCAACGGTACAGAAAAGGCCTATAAAAAAGCTTTTGAAGAAGAAAACGAACGATATTTGACCAAGCACACTTTGAGAGACGGCAACGGTAATATCGTCAAAGATGAGCTTAAATCAGTTTGGGGTGGTAATTATTGTCACGTTGATATTTTGTATTCGTTGCCAGGCAAAAAAAGTAAATTAACTATTTCGATTGTGTCTAGGACTCTGCAAAACGTAAAAGATGCTGTCACTGATTATCAAATGCTAGGAGCTGAATTGGTCCATAAGAATTGGGAGTGATTAGATGGATCCCTATGATTACTTAGATGCAGATTATGAAGAGCATTTACTAAGAGAAGAAGAGCAATTAAAGTCTGACGAAAGTTAGGCTTTTTATTTTGTCCGAAATGACGTAAAACTAGCGCAATGCTGGGCTTAATTGAATGGCGGGGCGCAACAAATATATCTAAAGCAATGCGGGGCGTGCAAACGAATCGTGGGGCGAAAGGAGAAACAAAATGAAAACAAAAAAAATATTACCAATGAATTTGCAGATGTTTGCTGATGGTGGGGGAAATGAACCAGAGTTCACTATTGATCATTTTAAAGCATTTGTCGAATCGAATGAAGATGCACAGAAATTCATTCAATCTCAATCACAAAGTGCTGCAGATAAACAGTTAGAAGCTTGGAAACAGAATAACCTTGATAAGCTAAAACAGGAAGCTGTGCAGCAATATGAAGAAGCTAAAAAGAACAAAACACCAGAACAGATCGAACTAGAAAAATTAAAAGCTGAGTTTGAAGCCGAGAAGGCTAAGAGCCGTTCGAACGAAAATAAAGCTTTTGTTGCTGAACAAATCGCGGGGTTAGATTTGGATAAAGAATTGAAAGATTCAATTTCTCAATTCATGTTAAACACTTTAGTTAGTTCAGATACAGAATTCACACAGAAAGCTGTAGAAGCGTTCACAGGCGTTTTAGGAACAATCAACGAGAAGCATGCAGAAGCCATCAAAAACATGGAAATGGGTAAAGCTTTTGGTAATAAGCAGCAACAAACTAATGCGGCTAATGGTAATCAGTCAACGCAACCGATTGAAAATCCTAAAGAAGCATTAGGGCAAAAATTACAAGCATTCAATTAGGAGGAATTTATAAATGAAAAAAACTACACTTAATAACCTTGAATATTTAGACATTTCACAAGAAATAAATGCGTTACAACGTCCGTCAACACCTTTTTTAAGCTGGCTATTAGGAGCTGGTAAAACTAGTCCAGCAACTTCTACGGAGATCAAATGGCGTGAATCAGAACTTGATGGAGAAGATTCATCTGCACAATTAGAAGGCGGAGAATACAAAGATGCAGATTCAGGGCGTAAATGGTTCAATAATTACACTGAAATTTTCCGTAAATCTACTTCTGTTTCAGGTACATTAGATGCTATCAATGTAAATGGGGTAGGTAGTGAATTAGCTAATCAAGTATCTCAACGTGCATTAGAAATGAAGTTAGATTTGAACAAAAAGCTATTAATTGGTGTAAAAGCTAATGAAAATGGTACTAAAGGTCGTCAAATGGCTGGTGTAATTAACTTAATTAACTCTGATAACTTAGTTAAAACGTCTGCAGCTGATGCAGTAACACGTAAAGATGTAGATAAAATGTTTAAAACTATGTTTGACAAAGGTTATGCAGGCGAAAAGCTATGTCTAGTTTCGACTGATATGGTTGATTTAATGACCGATGAAGTTGATAAATCAGGTACTAAAGTGTTTAATTTTGGAGATCAAGTCGCTTTTGGATTGCAACTAGGGAAAATTGTTTCAAATTATGGATCGGGTACAGCTTTAATTGAGCCGTCATTACCAAGTGGAACAATGATTGCTTTAGATACAAACTATGTTGAGCTACGTCCGTTGCGCGAATGGCGCGCAGAGGAATTGGCTAAAACAACTGATTCAAAACGTATTGGTTTAGTTGGTGAGTACACGATTGAATACAACGCTTCGAATTCAGGGGCAATCTTAAACCTTGCAACTGCAGCACCAGGTGAATAATTAAAAAGTAAAGGAGAATAATTATGGTTAAAAAGTCAGAGGTCAAAGAAGAAGTAATCGAAGAGACAAAAGAAGTAACTGAAGAAGTGAAACCTGAAATAAAAACATTCAAAGTTTTAAAAAATAAAAATTTCGTTGGTTTTGTTCATCCTGAAACACGTAAATTTATTACAGCAGTTGACGGAAAAATCGAAGTGAGTGTTTCTGATAAAAAAGCTATTGCAATTTTAGAAGAAGCTGCAGATTTAACAGAAATTTAGGTGATTATATGACAGACGAACAAAAAAAAGTAATTATAGAAAAAGTTTCAAAAAAGCTACCTAATGTTTCAAAAGAGCGTATTTCGTCTGTCTTAGACCTAGTTCTTTTGGAAATCGGATCTTACAATACATGTAAGATTGAAATTGATTGGGATTTACTTACCTCACTTGTAATTGAAATTCTATATCAGTCACTTAAAAGTGAAACGGAACAAGCTGTAACTAGCATTAAGCGCGGTGATACATCTATTAGCTATGCAACTACGCAGCAGAGTATAACAGCGTTGCTTGGCAATTACAGCGACACTATTAAACGTTTAATTGGCTGTGATAGTGGGGTGTTTTTCTATTGAATGAAGCGGATATTTTGGCAATGACCTATCTTGACACTTGTGTCATTGAAAGAATGAACGATATTGAAAATGCTGAAACAGGTATTACTGATCAAGGGTATTCACCGATCCACGAAGGTAAATTAAAGTGTGCTCTTTCCCAAAGTGGATTGGGTAGCGCTGGAAGCTTACCAGTTGTTGAAAACAAAGGTACCTTTAATATCACTTACGAAGATCAAAAATTATTCTTAATGCCTGATGTAGATGTGAAGAAGGCCGACAGAATCACGGTCATTCAAAGTACAGGTCAAAAGCATATTTTATTTGCAAAGAAACCCTTTAACTATCCAAGCCACATCGAAGTGACATTGACAGGAAGTGCAATTGATGAGTAAAAGTGATTTTAGAACGACCTCGAACGCTGACAAAGTTATTGCAAATTTAAAGAAAATGACACCAATTGCCGAAAAAGAAGGTATTGCGATGGTCAATGATTCGTTAGCGAAGATTTATCAGTTAATTGTACCTATTACGCCGATTAAAAAAGGTGATTTAAGACGTGGATACAGAATCATTAAAGCTAGAAAAACATCAAGTGGTAGAATCGTTGGCGCCTTAATTAACAATGAAAAATATTTCAAATATGTTAATGACGGACACAGAACGAAGAATGGTGGATTTGTAAAAGGACGATTCATGTTGCAAAAGTCTTATAAATTAGCTCATGCAACTTATATTCCAAAACGGTTTAAACAAATGGCGATTGTCATCGCTAAGAAAGGATAGGGTATGTACGATAAACTTTTAAAAATGCTTACTAGCAAAATAAAACAGTTCTCGGATGCACCTATCTATCTTGATGATGTGATGCAATCGTCAGAACCGTTTTATTTTGTTTTAAGCGTAGAAGAAAGCATGACTGATAATGTTGGCCAAAACGTTCAGAATAAAGCATATAACGTTGATATTGCGTTAGTTGATAGCAAGAAAAATAAACAATTAGTAACAAGCCTAACAGAAAGCTGTGGGGCTTTTTTTAATGTCTTAAATCTAGATGGGAACGAATTGTTTTCGGAAGATTATCAGACATTTAAAACAGACGGAATTCAACATGTTAATTTTAATGTTGCTTTTCCTCAATTAATCGAATGGAGTGAAGAATAGATGGCAGTTAAAAAAAATGTAAGTGTCATTTCTGTGGAGAAACCAACCTGGTTCCCACTAACAGACGAAACGGGTGCTTTTCCAGTTTACGGAGCGCCAATTACAATCGGTACTGCTGTAAGTATCAAACCAGATGTTACAACAGAAACAACGCCTGACTATGGCGATAGTGTAGTTCAAGATCAGTACGTTGCATTTGGTGGTGCAGAAGTTACTTTGGAAACAAATGGATACCAGAATGAAGTTTTAGCTGAAATTACGGGTGGTGAAAAATTGAAAGGCGGTGTTTTACGATCCGCAGATGATATTGCACCAGATGGAGCATTTGCTTATCGCCGTCGTAAATCAAATGGTAAATATCGCTACACAATTTTTTATAAAGGCAAATTTGCATTGACTTCTGATGAATCATCAACTCTAGAAGGTAGTTCAGTATCTTACACTCATCCAGAATGGACAGGTTCATTTGTTGATGTGCCTGGTGTCGGATACATGTATTCAGTCGATGAAGACGATGATGGTGTTGACTTAGATATGATCAAAAATTGGTTTACTAAGGTTACTAATCCACGTGAAGAGTCTACAAATCCTGTCAGTGGTGTAACTTTAGATAAAACGGAATTAGTTCTAACGGTTGGTGAAACTGCAACCTTAACACCGACAATTACACCAGATAACGCCTCAAATAAAAAATATCAGTTCCGTTCAGAAAGTGAGGCTATTGGAACTGTAACACCAATTCAAGGGAAGGTTACTGCTGTAGGAGAAGGGACAACGGAAATCGTAGTCACAACAGAAGATGGTAACTTTACCGCAAAATGTACATTAAATGTAACAACAGCAGATTAAAAATAACAGTTTAGGACGACCTTGTCGTCCTATTTTATATGGAGGAATTAAAATGGCAAGTAAATTTCAACAAAAAATTAAATTAATGATTAAAGATGGAAGCAAATATACTACAAAACAATTCACGTCGGCAGAATTTTTACCAGGTTCAGTCATGGATACAGGTACGGATTTACAAATCAGGTTAGAAGAAGCAACAAAAACAAATGATATGGAAGCAATTCGTCCTATTTTAAGAGAATGCTATGACTTTATTGCTGACGTTATTTTTGAAAAACAGTTTACTGGACAAGAATATATTGACGGTATGGATGCTCGTGAATTATTGAAAATTACAGCTCAATTGTTAGGTTCTGTTACTTCTGGTTATGATGCAATTTATTCTGAACAGAAAAAAAAGTAACGGAACTTTTATATCATCCCCATTTTAAGTACACGCCACAATATCGAGAAGCAGAACTAAAAAGTTCGCTTCTTGAGAATGGGTGGACTTTAAATGAGATCGAAAACACAGATTTAAACGAGCTTTTGAAAATTTATGCATTTAAAGATGCTGTAGACGAATTTGAAAATATCAAATATCTTGATGAAAATACTATGTTCTAAGAGGGAGGGGGTACTTTTTGAACAATGAAGACTTAGTCTTAAAAATGATACTGGATGAATCTGGCTTTTCACAAGGATTAAATTCAGCAGTAAAAAAGTTACAAGGCTTTGATGTTGAAGTTGATAGAACAGGACAAAAAGGCGGCCGATCTCTTGGGAGCATATGGACGTCTTTTGTTGGTAACTTTTTAGCTAGCGGAGCAACTAAAATTATCTCTAAAGGTATTGGATTGATTACCAGCAACATCGACGGGGCCATTAATCGTGTAGATACGTTAAATAACGCAAATCGTGTGTTTGAAAATATGGGCTTTTCAGCTGGTGAAACATCTAAAACAATGGATAGCTTAAAGAAAAGTATCCAAGGGCTGCCTACGCCGTTAGATAGCGCTATTAAAGGTGTTCAATTAATCGCTTCATCAACAAATGATTTAGGTAAATCAGAACAGATTTTCGCAGCTTTAAATAACGGTATCCTCGGTTTTGGTGGTTCTGCAGAGATGGTAGACAATGCTATTATCCAGCTGTCCCAATCGTTCTCAAATGGTAAAGTAGATGCGCAAACTTGGAACTCAATGATTAACAGTGGTTTGGGTCCAGCGTTGAATGCTTTAGCGAAACAAATGGGGTTAACTGCTGGTCAGATGAAAGAAGGTCTCTCTGATGGTTCAATTTCAGTTGAAGAATTCCAAGACTCTCTAATTAAATTGAATAAAGAGGGCGGTGGAGGTCTTAAATCATTAGAACAGATTGCTAAAGACTCTACTGCAGGTATTAAAACAGGATTGGCTAACATGAAAACTGCGATCGTTCGTGGCGTGGCCAATGTTGTTACTAAAATTGACGAAGGTTTAAAAAGTGCGGGCTTTGGAAGTATTAGTGAAATCATTGCTGATAAAGGTGCAAAGATGGAAGCGGCTTTATCTAAGTTTGCTGAAATGATTCCGCCAATGATAAAGACAGTTAAAACATTGTATGATACGTTAAAACCTTATGCACCGCTGCTTGCAGGTTTAGCTGGTAGCATTGGTACGTTGATGCTTGTGAATAAAGTAAATGCAGCATTTAAAGCTTGGAGGGAAGGTACAGAAGCACTTTCGATAGCTCAAGCAATTTTAAATAAGACAATGCTATCAAATCCTTTTGTTGCAATCTTAACTGCTGTAGTAGGGTTAGTCACAGCGTTTATTTATCTTTGGAAAACTAATGAAGGTTTTAGAGATGCTGTTAAAAATATTTGGAAAAATATCCAGGAGGTCATTTCAAGCGCTGCTGATGTAGTTGTAAAAGCATGGGATTCGACAATGGAATTCTTCAGCAATATGTGGGATGGCACAAAAGAAGCTTTTTCAAATGCTGGTACATGGATGAAAGAAGCACCTGGAAATGCAGCCGACTGGGTTAAAAATAAATGGAATGGTACTAAAGAATTCTTTAGTGGACTTTGGGATTCAACAAAAGAAGGCTCAAAAAACACATGGGAAAATATCAAGCAGGGTGCTGCTGATAGTGCTAAAAGCGTTGGCGAAAGTTTTAAAAATGGCTTTGATAATGCGAAAGATTGGTTTAAGGGTATTGGAAAATCAATATCAGATGTTTTCACAACAGCATTTGATTTTGTTTGGAAATATATTGGTCCGTATGTAACAGGAATCAAAAATGCGTTTAAAATGGTTGTTAACGCTATGAAAGCGAACATTGAAAATGTCAAAATGATCGCTGAAAATGTCGTTACCATTCTAAAAAATGTTCTGTTAGCTCCAATACTTTTCATCACATCAATGATTACAGGTGGGTGGGAAGAAGCAAAAGAGAACATGATTGCCGTTTGGGATAATATTGCTGAAGCAGCTCAAACAATATGGTTTGGCATTAAAAATATCTTTTATAACACTGTCACAGCTATTTCCTATTCAGTCACTTCTATTTTTAATGGATTGATGTTGACAATTAAAAAGATTTGGATTGATGTGAAGTTATTTTTCACCTTACTTTGGATTGACATCAAATATGGAGCAATCAACGTTTGGATTGAAATTAAATATTCTATCATCGAAACGTGGATAAATATTAAATTTGAAGCAATTAGAATATGGGAAAGTTTGAAAACTTGGTTCTTCGAAACAGTAGAAAACATTAAAAATGGTGTGATCGATGGCTGGAACAATCTAAAACAAGGAACCATTGATACATTTAATGCAACTGTTCAATGGTCAAAAGATACATGGTCCAATTTCAAACAGTGGATTGTTGATACGGCGGTTGGAATAAAAGATGGTGTTGTTCAAACCTGGTATAGAATTAGAAATGGCACAATAGAAACCTTCAACAACATGGTACAAGGCGCTAAAAACGCATGGAATAATCTCACAAGAAGTGTCAGTGATACAGTGTCGAATGTAAAACAAACTTTTGAAGATTTAAAACATGTTGATTTATTTGAAATTGGTAAAAACATTATTCAAGGTTTGGTCGATGGTATCGGGTCCATGATTGGTGCTGTTGGAAAAAAAATTAAAGAAGTTGCTGGGAATATAAAAGATGGGATTAAAGGAGCTTTGAAAATTCATTCTCCTTCCCGTTGGATGCGTGACATGATTGGTAAAAACATTGTGTTGGGTGTCGTAGATGGTATTGACCAAGAAAAAGGAACTTTGGATAAATCTGTTAAAAATATGGCTGATTTACCAACAGAATTACCGGACTTTTCTGTCACAGGCAGATATGTTAATCAACGGGAATCTCAAACATCTAAATCAGATAAGAACAACAGCAATGCAACGACTACCTTTGGTGGTGATACCTTTAACATTAATTTACAAGCAATGGGTGAATTAGATGATAAGCAATTAATGAGCATGGCTCAAAAATTAGTTAAATACATTCAAGTTGTCAAAAATAGAGATAGCGATGCAGTAGGAGGTGCTTTTGGTGGAATTTAAAAGAGGTCAGTTTTTTCTTAATGGAAAACATAGCTCTGAATTTAATGTGTTTATGAGAGAAAGACCTGAACGACTTTCTGCTGGACGTGTAGTAGAGCTGAGGGAGCGAATGGGTAACGATTCAATCGCTGTTGATTTTGAATATTATAAAAATGTGGATCGCACCATTACATGCTATGCGAAAGCAAGAAATTTACAAGAAGTTTCTTTCTTAGAAGATGAAATCTCATTCTGGCTCGATATGGGCAACTATTCGGACTTCATTGTTTATTTTGATGAGCATTACATCTATCAAGCTATCGTAACAAGTCCACCAAAGTTTACAGGAACAAGAAAAACAGGGGTTTTAATTCCTTTTGAGTTTACTGTAAGTATCCGACCTTTCAAAAAAAATCGTATTGGCCAATATTGGACAAGTAATCCTAAACAATTAATAAACACAGAAAAATATCCTTCAGAACCTACTATTCAGATTTTGGGTTCTGGGGATATTTCTTTTTTCATCAATAATCAGGAATACGCATTAAAAGCTATAGATGGAGATATCATTATTGATTCAGAAAAACAAGAAGCTTATCGAAAATCAGGTGGAGCGTTTGAAATCTTGGATCATAAAACACTTTTCAAAGATTACCCAATTTTAAAAAGTGGAGAAAATAATTTTCGCTGGACTGGAAAAGTGACAGAGTTTAAGGTTCAGCCTAATTGGAGGCGGAAAGTTTGATTCCAGTTATTTTTAAACCTGGAGAAAAAGATTTTACAACAAACGGCTTAGGACGTCTTATTGATGCGACACGTTGCGAAATCACTGAAGAAGCAAACGGAAAATATGAACTAGAAATGGACTATCCAGCGATTAGCAGATTTAGTGATTATTTCGAAAATGGCTATCAAATTAAAGCAAAGCCAAATGACTTAGAAGAATACCACATTTTCGAGATCAAACAAACGTTTAAAGATACGTTTACTAATAGTATTGTCATTTATGCTCAATCTCGTACTTATAAACTAGGAAATAGACAAGTAAGGCTAGTGACAGTTGATAATCGTAATGGCTCAGAAGCAATGAAATTAATCGAACAGAACATGGATGAACCATGCGATATCAAACTTCATTCTGATATTAACACAGCTTCTAGTACGATATTTGAAGCTAGAAACGTACTTAATTGTATTGCTGGTGAACAAGGTTCTTTGCTTCAATACTGGGGAGGAGAAATCAAACGAGAACCTTTTAAATTATCTTTGTTAAGACGTAGAGGACGAGATAACGTTGGAACTGTTCGTTATGGCAAAGATTTAAAAGGATTAACTATTAAATTTGATTGGCAATCAATTGTTACTAAAGTTTTACCATTTGCAGAGCTTCAAAGTGGTGCAGACGGAACTTCTCAACGGATTTATGGAAATGCGGTTAAAAGCGAATATATTACCAAGTATCCAGATGTTTACGCTCAATACGTTCAGTTCACTGAAGATCAAGGAGTAAAAGATTTAACTAGCTTAAACAAAGTGGCTGGTAAATACTTCACTACATTATATCCAGGAAGTGATAAGCCTAAAGTTTCTATTGAATTAGAAATGGAGAAACTCACAGATTCAGAAGAAGCAAAAGAATTTGCGAAAATGAGAAACTATAATTTATTCGATACGTTCACTGTGTACCACAAGCTTTATGATATTGACATTCAAACGAAAGTTACAGGAATTGTCTATGATGCTTTAGCAGAAAAAACAATAAAGATTACTGCTGGAGATATTCAAGTTGCTTTTTATCAACAACAAAGTCAAGATTTTCAAGAGGCCATTAAAACGTTGACAAAAAAGGAATATATGAGCGGTTTTGTAGACTACATTACTGATTTGATTAATGGTGTTGAAGGTGGAAGCATACGGCAATATCCTAAAAATCGACCTAATACACATTATTATTTAGATACTGAATCGACTGATACTGCTAAAGATGTGATTGCAATTAACCACAAAGGAATTGGATTCTCAAGAACTGGTTGGAAAGGTCCTTTTAGAAACGCATGGGGAATTAACGGTGTGTTAAACGCTGATTTTATAGGAGCAGGCAAGATAAAATCTGATATTTTTGAAACATCATTCAATGCTTATGGAGATATTCTAAGGCTTGCAAGCGGCGCTTTACAAGCATGGAACGGTAAAACTAAAATAATGGAACTAAACAAAAAAGGTATGGAATTTTGGAATGGTTCAAGCCACGTTGGCACAATGGGAACAAAAGGGAATCCTTTTCCTGAATTAAACGATGTTAATGGAAATCCAGTCGTTACAGATGGCAAAGCATTGTTACTAGTAGGCG